CACTAAGAGGATCAGAACATGGGGCAGAAAACCTTACACTCCAACTCAGAGTAACGTTGAATACTTCTACTTTGAGGACGAGATTGATATGCTCAACTCGTTCATCTATCACTGGACTGTAGACTATCCTGAGGTTGTTACTGGTTGGAACAACCGCTTGTATGATATTCCATATCTTTGTGGTCGTATTGACCGCATTATGGGTACCAAGAAGATGAAACTTCTTTCTCCTTGGGGTATCGTCACTCACGAAGAGATCTATGTTAATGGTCGTCCCTTCAATGTCTATGATATTGCTGGTCTAACTACACTCGACTATCTGGATCTCTATAAGAAGTTTACCTATACGAACCAAGAGTCCTATCGATTGGACCATATTGCTTTTGTGGAACTTGGTCAGAAGAAGTTGGACCACTCTGAGTTCGACACCTTCAAAGACTTCTACAACGGTAACTGGAAGAAGTTTGTAGACTACAACATCGTTGACGTGGAACTGGTTGATAGGTTGGAGGATAAACTTCGCCTTATTGAACTGGTTATTACTATGGCGTATGACGGTAAGGTCAACTTCAACGACCCTATGTACCAGGTTCGTTTGTGGGACGCTATTATCTACAACTATCTGAAGAAGCGTAAGATCGCTATTCCTCAGAAGGACCGTAGTGAGAAGAATGACAAGTTTGCTGGGGCATACGTTAAAGAACCCAAACCGGGTGTGTATGACTATGTGGTTTCCTTTGACCTTAACTCACTGTATCCACACCTCATTATGCAGTACAACATCTCCCCCGAGACTCTCATGGACGAGAGAAACCCTAGGGTGAGTATCGAAAAGATCCTCAACGAAGAGATAGACTTCAGCGACCAGAAAGACTACGCTGTTTGTGCTAATGGAGCAATGTTCCGAAAGGATAAGCGAGGGTTTCTCCCAGAACTTATGGAGAAGATGTACGCTGAACGTAAAGCATTCAAAAAGAAGATGCTTTCCTGCAAACAGAAACTCGTTGATATTGAGGCAGAGATGAAACGAAGAGGTCTCGAATAAATATCTACACTATGGAGGGTAAAACCTCCTTTTTTATTAGGGGTCGTCAGACCCGAGTGAATGTGATATAATGTCCCTAGGATCAGAGGTTATTTTTGGGTTATCTAATTGGTGGCGCGGGAGAGGGCGCTGAAAAGAAGGTTGTAGAGTCGGGCAGTGATTACTCCTCATTGTCTGATGCCCAACTGCTGAAACTCAGAGATCAGACTGTGAAGGATATTGCTAAGTTCAATAACTTCCAGATGGTTCGTAAGATCACCCTGAACTCAGCATATGGTGCAGTAGGAAACCAATATTTCAGATACTACAAACTCGCAAACGCAGAGGCAATTACTACATCTGGTCAGGTGAGTATCCGATGGATTGAGAAGAAGATGAATATCTATCTCAATAAGATCCTGAAGACTGAGGATGTGGACTATGTGATTGCTTCCGATACTGACTCTATCTACCTAAACTTTGGTGGTGTGGTTGATACCTACCTATCAAAGCACAAGGAGGATAAGGGTAAGGTTGTGACTATGATCGACCAGATATGTAAGGATCAACTCGAACCTTATATTGATAAGTGTTATAGCGACCTTGCTGAGTATGTGAATGCATATGACCAGAAGATGCAGATGAAGCGAGAGAACATCGCTGACCGTGGAATCTGGACAGCAAAGAAGAGGTACATTCTTCACGTTTGGGATAGTGAGGGTGTTCGTTATGAAGAACCCAAATTAAAGATCATGGGTATTGAGGCAGTCAAGTCCTCCACCCCTGCCCCCTGTAGGACTATGATTAAGAGTGGTCTGAAGTTGATGATGACTGCTACTGAAGGAGAAGTCATTGACTATATTGAGAAGTGCCGTACTGAGTTCCGCAAACTACCTCCTGAGAATATTGCCTTCCCACGTTCAGTCTCTAACGTGAATAAGTATAAGGCAAGTTCTACAATCTATGCGAAGGGTACTCCTATCCACGCAAGAGGTGCTCTTCTGTATAACCACTATACAAAGGAGCGGGGACTCGACAACAAATACACACCAATCAATAACGGAGACAAGATTAAGTTCCTGTATCTGAAGAAACCAAACACGATTCGGGAGAACGTCATCTCCTTTATCTCGGACTTCCCACATGAACTTGGTCTTGGCAAATACATCGATTATGAGTTACAATTCGAGAAGGCATTTCTCGAACCAATGAAAACTATCCTCGATGCCATTGGTTGGAATGTGGAAAAAGTGAATACACTGGATAGTTTTTTCTCGTAAATTTTACCTAAAAAGCAGAATGGATTTTCTAAAGGACATTATTAAAGAGGTTGGTGGTGAGTATGCCCAGATTGCCTCGGAAATTGACGAATCGGAGACTTATGTTGACACAGGCAGTTACGTTTTTAACGCACTTGTTTCAGGTAGTATTTTTGGCGGCGTATCTGGGAATAAGATTACTGCCATCGCTGGTGAGTCTTCTACTGGTAAGACTTTCTTTTCTCTCGCCGTCGTACAAAACTTTCTTAATAGTAACCCAGATGGGTATTGTCTTTACTTTGATACGGAGTCTGCGATTACAAGGTCTCTTCTAGACTCTCGTGGTGTTGATACCTCACGGACCGTTGTGATGAACGTTGTTACCGTAGAGGACTTCCGTAGCAAGGCACTCAAAGCAGTTGACCTTTATCTTAAGAAACCTGAGGAAGAACGCAAACCATGTATGTTTGTGTTAGACTCCTTAGGTATGCTATCCACGGAGAAGGAGATCACCGATGCTCTGAACGAAAAGCAAGTTAGAGACATGACCAAGTCTCAACTTATTAAGGGTGCATTCCGTATGCTTACCCTCAAACTTGGTCAAGCAAAAATCCCAATGATCGTTACGAATCACACTTATGATGTTATCGGCGCTTACGTCCCAACTAAAGAAATGGGAGGAGGTAGTGGACTCAAGTACGCTGCCAGTACTATCATTCATCTCAGCAAGAAGAAGGAGAAGGACGGAACAGAAATCGTTGGAAACATTATCAAGGCAAAGACTGCTAAGTCGCGTCTAAGCAAAGAGAACAAGGATGTAGCAGTCCGTCTCTACTATGATTCTCGTGGTCTCGACCGTTACTATGGTCTCCTTGAGTTGGGTGAGATTGGTGGACTCTGGAAAAACGTTGCTGGAAGGTATGACTTCGGAGATGGTAAGAAGATCTACGCAAAGGCAATTCTCAAGGACCCAGAGAACTACTTCACTCCTGAAATTATGGAGAAACTGAACGAAATCGCAATCAAAGAGTTCTCTTACGGTGAGTGAGACCAACAAAACATATTATGAGCAAATAGTCCACTATGGATAAGATTGAGTTTCTGGTTCTAAAAAACCTACTTCACAATGAGGATTACCTTCGTAAGGTAATCCCATTTATTAAACCCGAATATTTTCAGGACCGAAAACAGAAGATTGTTTATGAAGAGATTCATAACTTCGTCAGTCAGTATAATGACGTCCCCACAAAGGAAGTGCTCTCTATCGAGGTAGAGAAGCGCAAAGATATCAACGAGGATGAGTTCAAGGAAGTCGCTAACCTTGTATCGTACCTGGACAAAGACCCTGTTGAGCAGGATTGGTTGTTTGATACTACTGAGAAGTGGTGTCGAGATAGAGCAATCTACCTCGCACTATTGGACTCCATTTCTATCGCTGATGGGAACGATAATAAGAAGACCCCAGACGCTATCCCGTCTATCCTTTCTGACGCACTAGCAGTCAGTTTCGATAACCATGTTGGTCACGACTATCTGAATGACTATCAGGCACGATACGATAGTTACGTTAAGAAGGAAGACCGGACACCTTTCGACCTCGAGTACTTCAATAAGATCACTAAGGGCGGACTACCAAACAAGACGCTGAATATCGCTCTTGCTGGTACTGGTGTTGGTAAGTCACTCTTTATGTGTCACGTAGCGGCATCAGTCCTACTCCAAGGGAAGAACGTCCTCTATATCACAATGGAGATGGCAGAGGAGAAGATTGCTGAGAGGATTGACGCCAACCTACTCAACGTCAATATCCAAGAACTATCAGACCTTCCGAGGTCTATGTTCGAAACCAAGGTGAATAACCTCGCCAAGAAAACTCAGGGTACACTTATCATTAAGGAGTATCCTACTGCTTCTGCACACTGCGGACACTTCAAAGGTCTTCTGAACGAACTTGCACTCAAGAAGTCATTCAAACCAGATATTGTCTTCATTGACTACTTGAACATCTGTGCTTCTGAACGCTACTCTAAGATGGGTGGTGTGAACTCTTACAGTTATATTAAGGCAATTGCTGAGGAACTTCGTGGTCTCGCTGTGGAGTTTGACTTCCCAATCGTCTCTGCTACTCAGACAACTCGTAGTGGATATGGTAGTTCTGATGTTGACCTAACAGACACTTCTGAGTCATTTGGTCTTCCTGCTACTGCTGACCTTATGTTTGCCTTGATTGCTACCGAAGAGTTGGAAGGACTAGGTCAGATCATGGTTAAGCAGTTGAAGAATAGGTATAACGACCCAACGACATACAAGAGGTTTATCGTTGGTATTGATAGAGCAAAGATGAGGTTATATGACTGCGAGCAATCCGCACAGGATGACTTGCTTGAAAATAAACAGGACGAGGAGTATAATAACTCTGAGGATAAACCCAAAAAGACGTTTGAAGGATTCAAGTTCTAATGAAAGGAAACTACATTTTTACAAGTGAGTCTGTGAGTGCTGGTCACCCAGACAAGATTGCTGACCAAATCTCAGACGCGATCCTCGACGCAGGTCTTGCCTATGGAGACGAGACCACAAGAATTGCCGTAGAGACTATGGTAACAACAAACCATGTTACGGTTGCTGGTGAGGTGAAGGGTTTCTCACTAACCAACGGTGATATTGCTTATATCATCAAACAAAAGGTTAGAGAGATTGGATATGAGCAACCTGGTTTCCACTGGCGTAGACTCAGAATCAAGAACCTGATCCATTCACAGTCAGCAGATATTGCCCTAGGGACAGACGACTTTGGTGCAGGAGACCAAGGTATTATGTTTGGTTATGCCTGCAGAGAGACTCCTACATATCTCCCTGCCCCCATCCACTACTCCCATGCTGTCCTCCAGAGGTTGAGGGAAATGGGCGGTACTGAGTCCATTCTTGGTCCTGACGCAAAGGCACAGATCAGTGTGGAATACCGTAGAAACAAACCCGTTCGTGTTGACCAGGTAGTTATTTCGAGTCAGCACGCAGAAGGTTATTGTGACGCTACAAGAGTTCTGTGTAAGCAGGCTGCTCTAGAAGTTCTAGGACCTCTTGTTGACGACGATACAGTCTTCCACCTAAACCCCACTGGGAACTTTGTTATTGGTGGACCAGACGGTGACGTTGGTCTCACCGGAAGGAAGATTATTGTTGATACCTACGGTGGTTATGCTCCTCACGGTGGTGGTGCCTTCTCCGGTAAAGACCCCACAAAGGTTGACCGGAGTGCTGCCTATATGACCCGGTGGTTAGCAAAGAACGCTGTCGCTGCCGGTATGGCAGACTGGTGTCAGATTCAACTGTCCTATGCTATTGGTGTTAAGGAACCAACCAGCATTTACGTTGACTCTAACGGTAACAGCAAAAAGATCCAGAAGTACATTCGTGAAAACATCGACCTAACTCCCAAGGGTATTATTGATAGGTTCGACTTGTTCAACTTCAATGGATACTCCGATGCCTGTGTTTATGGGCACTTCGGTGACCCCAAACTACCTTGGGAACAGATTGGTTGGTGAATCCACCAAAACACACTATAATAGTAACTCGCAACAACACATTATGAAAAACAACGTAGATCTCAGCAAGTACATTGAGTTTGTAGATGCTGTTACATCCGACCCCTCAAAGAACTGGCCAGACTTCGCTGATCGTCTGAGTCAACTGAACGCAGAAGGTTTCCCCACTGAGCGCCTTCTGACTGCCGCTGTGGGTATGTCTGCTGAAGCAGGTGAGTTTACCGAGATCGTGAAGAAGATCGTCTTCCAGGGCAAACCAGTGAACGAAGAGAACCTCTTCCACCTGAAGAGGGAACTTGGTGATATTATGTGGTATGTTGCTCAAGCATGTATGGGTCTCGACATTTCTCTCGATGAAGTCATTGAGATGAATGTAGATAAACTGAAAGCACGCTATCCCGGTGGAGAGTTCAACGTCCACCAATCCGAAAACCGTAAAGAAGGAGACCTATGATTAAACTAGAACTGACCCCCGAAACCGCTGTTGCACTGATTCAGGCAGCACTGGCAGAACAAAATGGGTACACTACTGACCCAACCTGCTGTCCACAACGAATTGTTAACCTTCGGGCGTTTATCAGCGACCTAGATGCTAAACTTACAGAGCACCTAAAGGAGGTAACCCTTGAAGAAGGAAAAGAAGAATCTTGAGTTGATCAACGATGACTTCTATGTTTGGGAGAGTCGCTTTGGTCTCTGGAACTCTGAAACCAAAGAAGGCAAGCACCTCCTCTGTGGGTTGACCCGAGAAGTCATCATTAGTTGTACGACACATAAACTCGAGAAAGAGCGTAACGGAACCATGCACCTTTACACTACTGTTGTTGGTGATGCTTACGTTGGAGGTAAGTTGTGAAGTATGAGTTGAGCATTGAGGACTTTACTATTATCCAAAATGCTCTTCACTACTATAAAAAAGTAGAGAAGCGAGGCAACTTTGCACAATACGACGAGTCCCGAATCAATCAACTGAGAGATAGTCTCTCAGAACAAATGTTCAAACAACCTGAGGAATGAAACTTATGACAAAACCAATTACTGTCGAAGAGTATAAAGAAGTCGGTCCCGAGTTCTTCTCTAAGTATTGGTATGTTGCCAAAGAGTTAGGTGAAGACTCTAAGACTGAAGAGATTCTGAAGGTTATGGAATCACTTGCTGCTCTTGTAATCAAGAAGCGAGCAGAAGAACCAAAGAACGCTATTGGGTTCCTTGGAAATGGTCAAGAAGAAACTGAAGAATAATGTATACGTTTTTCAACTATCTGTATTCTGTGTGGACAGTCCTTATCCTTAACTGTGCTCAACCGGTCAATTGGCAATACTGCACAAAGGATTGGGACGTCTGGTTGTATCCAGAAGTTGAGCGTGGGGTTCAGTTGTATCTGAACCCTTCTTCCATATATCAAGAAGAGAGAGAATCCCTTAATACTAAATAGCAGTAGAAAAGTGCTATTATTAAGACGATGTCTGATATGAGTAACATGTTCAGGGCATATGCCGCTGTTCATAACCAAGAAGTAAAGCAACATATTGCCGAGTCCAGAGACGGTTTTAGTGGCGTCAATATTGGTGGTATGACCTCTGTTGATCTTCAGGAACTTGCCGAGGAAGTTCTGGAGTATCTTTTTGGTGAAGACCTCACAGTCAGTGAAGCATTTGAAGTTGTATCTGAGATGATCGAAAGTGCCTCTGAAGGCGATCACTCAAAACTCAGAGTAGAAAAAGTAACCCGTATTGCAGAAGGTTTTGCTGCTGCCTTCGATAAGGTAAACGAGAAGTCCCCCCGTATTGCTGTTGAAGCATTCCTCGCTTACCGTCGTAACAAACCCCTTGCTGAGAAGTGGGAAAGTAGAGTAACCCACGAGCACGGCAACGAGAGGATTCACGCCTCTATCATTGCTGAAGAGCGTGCCCATCTCCTATCTGCCATCAAGGAAGCAGCAAACGGCATCATGTATCCTCAAGGTGAGAAGAAGAGATTCACCAAGGATAAGACTGACTCCAAGGTTGCTGCTGGTCGCAAGGCAATGGCAGACCTCAAGAGAGACCTTCGTAACAAGAGAAATGTGAAGGAAGAGTCCAACATCCGTAAGGACTGGAGTAGTGCTTATTCCGCTATCTACGAGAAGAAACTTGACCCCGTAGGTAAGGAAGACGCCGACATCGATAACGATGGAGACACCGATAAGACTGATAAGTACCTCCACAAGCGTCGTAAGGCCATTGGTAAGGCAATGGGCAAGGCAGAAGACTGCGATAAGTGTGGTATGAAGGACTGTGAGTGTGACCACAGTGGTGATATCGAAGAGGGTGTGGGTATGCACCGTGACGCCAAGACTGGTGAGGTTGTAGATAAGGCAGAAGTGGGTAAGACCTACTATCCCAACATGCCTAGACAGAAGTCTTCTGTAGCACTACGAAAGGAGAAGGAAGCTGCTAAGAATAAGAAACCTTCTGGTGATCGTCCCAACCTTGCTGATGTGTATGGTGCCGACCGTCGC